ATCATCTTCATGTTGTCTATCTGGACGCCGAATGCACTGGACAGTTTGGCGGATGCCTGTGCGCCTGATTCGAAGTCATCGAAGACCCCCATGACACCTTCGATGTCCTTGATCTCGAGTCCAAGCTTCTTCATGTAGACAGAGACAGAACCTATCACCTTCTGCCCGATGTTACCGAACTTGGTGACATTGGCGGTCATGTACGCAAAGTCTTTTGCTATTGCCTTGGAGCTCATTCCGAACTTCTTTCCAAGGCTGACGGCTACCCTGCTGGCATCTTCAAGCACGCTTGTGAGAGGTTTCCCAGAGGCGGCGGCCTGTGAGCCGAATGCCTGCATCTCCTCAGCGCTCAGTCCAAGTCCCTTTTGATAGATTGCAAGTTTATCGGCCTGCCCTTCCAGTTCCTGACCAAAGACGTACACAAGGGGGCCCATGCCCTCATACATCTCGGACATTGCCTTGAGAGCATCAGCGCTCTTTCCAAAGACTCCTGCCATCGTGAGGCCTGTTCCGGCTATGTTTGACTGGCTCTTGTTGATCTTCCCGTACATTGCAACGACTCGGGCACCCTCACCCTCAGCAATGTTCCCAAGCTTTTCCCTCACATCCTCTAGCGCAAGTGAGAAAGAATTGTCAGCAGCGCCGCCACCACCTGCTGACTTCCTATCCAAGAGGGCATTTCCTTCCTCAGCAAGCATTCCAAAGAGCTGGAACGGTATTGCTATTGCCGCCTTAGCGACGTTGAAGAGACCGCTTGCAAGAGCGCCTGCCCCACTTATCAGGGTCATTACACCTGCATTTGCACTCGCAATTGATCCTGAGAAATTCTCACCGAACTTTTTGGATGCGTCTGACCACATGCCAAGCCGATCATCAACATCGAGTGAGAACAGGTCACCAAAGAGAGCCTTGTCTCTTTCGAGGTCACGGGCAAATCTCTCTAGCGCGTTCCCCTGTTCCTCGAGGTCCTGGGTCATGCTCTGGAGGCTTGTGGCACTGCTCTTGGCAGCATTTCCCGGAGCTGCGGCAGCCTCAGCGGATGCCTGTCCTATGTCCCTGACTCCTTGGACGGCAGCCTCGGACATTGCTGCAAGGGATCGATTGACCTGCTGAGCCTGGTCGGTTGTTGTCTGTAGTCCACCGTTGAGCCTACCAAGGGCCTCAGCCATTGTCCTTGTGCTCGTAGCAATCTGCGACCAAAGAGCTGACTGTTGACCAAGCAGGTCATTAGTCTCTTTCAGAGTCTTGGGATCAGTCGGATTTGCCATCTTTCATCGCCGGCTCTAAAGATATCTAATCACAAGAAAAGTTTTCACAGAGTCCACTTTTCCCCTGTGACCTTCTTCCACCGAGCTGCGGCTTCTGTCTTCTTAGTCAGGGACTCAGATAGTTCAGTCTCGGTTGAGTCCCTCCGTAGGCACTCGATCAACTCACGTGACGCCTGGGTCACTTCGTGAAGGGTTGCCAATAGTATAGGATTACCAACAAGGTTGAGTTCCCTGATGTCACCGAGGATGTAGCTAGCGAGATTGGATCTAAGTCTTCTGTCCATTTCGATAACTATCACCTCGATGAGATCATGTGAATCTTCTTAGCTTTGATGGAACCTGCGCCCTTGATCTTCCCATCATTGAGCGAGCATCTGAGCTATTGTCGTGGGCAGCCCTTGACTGCCCCTCACCCTTCTCGTTCGCACGTTTCAATTCTTCCTGGACTCTATTGATAAACCAGACCCTGTACTGGATTGGGATGTTGTAAGTCTCAACGTATGAGAATCCCATGTAGTACATTAGGAGGAACGTGTGTTCAAGGTGTATTGTTCGATCACTCGGCTCCAGGCCAAAAGAAGCCGGCACCCATGGGCATCCTTATCTCCGTAGACTCGGAGCAAGATGGACAATCCATGTAGACCTTCATATCAATTCCCGGCTCGTGCTTATCGATGTAGTTCCTGAGGGAGAGGGAATCCCTTGCTGGCATGTTCCTGATGAAATTTGAAATCAGTGCCTTGTCGGTCTTTCCATCAATTGAGACGACTGAGTACTGTAGGCGAGTAGTCACAAGTGAGTCCGCCACGGCACCGGTCTTCTTCTTCCTCTCCTGGATCTGGAGGATCTCCTCCTCATCATTGCCAGTGAGGAACTTGAACTTCACGTTCTTCTTTGTCACTGGTAGGAGGAAGTCGAATAGATTCTGACCGATTGCTGCTGGTTCAATGTCCAGTGGCTTCACGGGAAGCTCAGACAGGCTAAACTCCTGCTTGGACTTTGATCCACATCCCGGGCACTCTGCCTCTGCATGGTACTCGGACCCGTATCCTGTGATTCTCAGGGCCACCATCACAGCATTCCTGTCACCGATAAGCATCTCTGATACGTTCACTCTCTTGTCTACAATACAGGACTGCAGAAGGTTCGTGATGACTGTCCCCTTCTTGATGAGCGCCCTTGATGTGAGGATGTCCTCCTCCCTGGCAGTCATTGCTCGAATGTCAAGAGTTTCCTGTCCATGAAGTGCAGATCCCTCAGCGTAGACAGTGCCACGTGAAGGAATCGGTACTGATTCAATTGGGACTTCGAAACCGAAGTCATCGCGCATTACGTCTCTGACCTGCACACCGGGTGGTGGGGCAGAACCTGGTCCAAACACCTGACTCCTATCGCTTGACAAATTCCCTCCAAAGTCTCTTGGTACTCAACCATTTTCATGGCAACGAGTTACAAGTAAACAAAAAAAGGCCGGAGGGGTTTCATCCCCTCCGGCCCATAGGGAACTGAAACCTTTCAGTACTGGAGGACGCAGTTATCGAACTGCAGTGTCAGGGCAATCTCAGTCGGATCCTCGGCTGAGTAGTCAAGGTCGTTGAACTGTGCTGACGTGATCTGCGCTCCCTTGATGTCCCAGAGCTCGACGACCGTGCCAACGGGGTCAAGCATCTTGAGCTGTATGTCGCGCTTGTAGAAGTCAGCGTAACCAGCACGTCCGGAAACCGACTCATAGTGAGTGCGGATCCACTCCATGACCTGCTGCGCGCCTGATGGAGCGATTGGATCGTAGAGGGTGACATTCATTGTGCTGAACTTTGCCTTGCCGGCAACGTAGCGGACTGTGTTGATCCAGTGAATCTCCTGTGAGGAGATGTCCATCTGTGGCCTGGCGGTCGTCTTCACCAGGAATGAGTCAATGCCCTCAATGGCTAGAACCCAACGAAACTTGCGCTTGGGCTCGAACCTATTGGGCAACATATCAGTGACTGATAGTGTCTCGGCCATTTCTTTACTCCTTGTTCCCTATGTATTCATCTCAAAAGATTTCAGATCTGGGCGCCCTGATTGGCGACCACAAAGTCGAGGTTAATGAACTCCAGTGACCTTGTCGGCTGGAGGTAGATCTGACCACGGATCGTGTTGTTCTCAACGTCTGCCTGAGTCGTTGTCGAGGTGTCGATCTTCACCTTGAACCTCTCTACACCCTGCTGGGCCTGAATCTGCTTCAGAATTGGGTCAACCAGGGCAGTGAACCTTGCAAGCGTCGCCTCACGGTTGGGCTCGAAGATTATGAGGTTTGACACATTTCTCACCCTGCGCCTGATCTCAATGAGGAGGCGCCTCACATTGACTCGATCAAGAGCGGAAGCCCTTGCAAGAAGTGTCTTCTGACCGTAAACCACTGGTCCTGTAGTTCCAGGCACCGTTACGATCGGATTGACGTTGCTCGAGTAAAGAGTGTCGAGGTTGTCCCTGTTCAACTTCACCTGGATCTCAGAGACCGATGAAAGGGCTCCACGTGTGAATCCTGCAGGTGCGAACCACGGGTAAGCAAGAGAGTCATTGAGTGAGAATGCTCCAAGAACCGCAACTGATGGAGGAACCACAACGTTCGTTCCAACATTCGGATCGGTCATTATGACGTCTGGGTAGTATGCTGCTGCGAATGAGGTGTCAAGCCTCCTATTCCTCAGGTTTGTTGCCGTGAGGCTGACCGAGGGCTCCGCACCACTGCCTGATACCACGAGGTCATTGGCATCCTTCTCCTCAATGTCCATCAGGTAAAGAGCGTCGAACCTGCCCTCGACTGCGTCGATTGCATAGTCTGTGACTCCGGGGTTCCTGATTCCGGGGATTGCAAGGAGCTGGATGTCAACGTCAGACTTCTCAGCCAGGATGTCAATTGCCTTCCTGTATGATGCCACAGTAGGTCCGGCAGAGCCGAACTGTGTGCTCGAGTAATCCATCTCCCGCTTGACTGCGACCGTGGACATCTTGCTCTTTTCTGTGTCGAAGACGTTGAGTCCGTCGAATCCTCCCTGGACCAGTGTGGTGAACTTGAGGTAGCGCCTTGAAGCAAGGTCACCGAAGTCTCCACTCTCTACATTCACGAACCTGTATCCACTGTCAAGCACACCGTTACGCTTGTATGATGCCGAGGTCCAGAGGTTCACATCCGGCAGGAGTGTGGTTGCATTCTGAATGATCTGTACCCTCTCCAGAGTGAATCTATTCCTATTGAACCTGTCAGCATCGAACACCACGCCGTTGGCATCAAGAGTTCCCTCGTTGTTTCCAACCCAGGGATTCTGGAAGTCTGTGTGGAAGTTGGGGAAGTACTTGGTCAGTGTGACTACGTTGTTGGAGATTCCAACGCCGGCATTTGTGTCCGCAATCTGGTCAACTGTCTCGCTCTGAACTCCCCAGAAGATCTGTGATGATGCAGTCTTGCTGTTTCCTGTTCCGGTTGAGACATTGAGCCTATACGGAGTGGGAGGCTGAACGAAGAAGCTTGCGCTGTTGATTGTCGTAGCGTCTGTGATTCCGCTTCCTGAGGTCACCAGGTGGTAGTGTCCCCTGAATCCGACAGGAAGTGAACTTGCAGGAACTTCCTGGTTCGTGACATCATCATCTATCTCAACCCTGATGTAGTTGGAGACGTTTGGATAGTTGCCCTCAACTGTAAGCTTCTGAGCTCCTGCGACTCTATCAAAGTCGTAGTAGGTGTTGAGGTCACCGATCATCTTCCCAATGTACCTCTGGGAGTTAGGATTCAGGCTGAGACCGACAAAGTTCTCAATGACGATTGGATTTGCGTCGGTGTCATCGAACTGCCTCACCGAGAGGGTGAATGTCCCGTACTCAGAGGTTGGATCTGCCGAGGAGGCAATGTCCGAGATGCTGATCTTGAAGGTTGTGTTGGCGTATGCACCGTCATCCCTTGCATGAACCCTGAACAGGTTGTAGATCTTACCACCGAAGTTCTGGGACGTGAAGTAGGGACTGAATGCTGTCCTGAACCTGTCCTCAAAGTTCTCATAGTTAGGACGTGATACCGTACCGCTGTTGTATGAAGTTCCCTTTGCGAGGAAGACCGACTCAATAAGACCGGCATTGACATTGTCTGTCTGGCCCCTCTGATCGAGATTGGTTGAAGAGACAGTGGCAACGTTCGGATAGAAGTCATAAGCAGCATACAGGAGGTGACCTGCCTTCTCTGTGAGCTTCGGATCCTTGTTGAAGACGTCTGCAAAGTAGTTTGGAGCAGTAGGATCAAAGCTTGCCGTGAGCACATTGTTGTAAGCATCACTTGACTTGTGTCCCGATAGGAAGAGGACGAACGTCTGTGCCCCACCAGAAGTATTGACAGTTCCCGTTGCAGATCCAACGATCGAGGTCATCACGGTAGATGCCGAGAGGACGTTGAAGTGGCTCTCCATGTTAGAAGATGAGAGTGAGAGCTGCACACCCTGTGGCGTGAACATGACTCCTCTCATTATGGGAATAGCCTTTGCAGATGTCTGGACGCCTGCAGAACTGAACACGGTTGAACCCACGCTCTCAGACATGAAGGCATTCAGGAAGTATGACCTTCCAGTTCCAAGTCCGAATGAGTTTGCATTTGTCCCGAGGTCACCGTTCGACTGAACCTGCTGCGATCCAACAACGAAACCTGCGTTCGTCACCTTGCCTGCATTGTTTCCAGAGTTTGTCCTCTTCTGGGCATTTCCTACTCCAAGGACCTTGACGAATGCCCCTGCCCTTGCGTTGGAAAGCCACTGAGCCATTGCAAGGGGTCCAAACTTCTCGCCATCGCTGGGTCCGAACCTTGTAACAAAGCTCTGGAATGATCCGACAACCACTGGGACGAATGCAGGACCCCTCAGTGATGTTCCAATCACACCAGCGGGAATTCCGCTTGGAGATGTTGTAGCCGGCGCGGAGAGGTCAATCTCGCGTGTTGATACGCCTGGGCTCTTGCTTACAGTTTCAGCCATTTGGTGTGCTCCAATACACGATTATCTATTACGGGAACTGAACGCCTGCTGGAGTTATCACGAAATCGATCGCAATGAATTCCACAGTCTTTGTCGGTACGATTACGATCCGACCGTTCATACGGTTTGCCTCGACATCAGCGTCGGTGTTGTTGGTTGCATCGCATACCACACGGAACCTTTCGATGCCTGCCTGTGCCTGGATCAGCGCAAGTTGTGGTGAGACGCCTGCAACGAACCTTGCCCTTGTAGCGGCGTTGTTCTGTTCAAACAGGAGTGAGTTTGCAATCGAACCGACAACCCTCTTGACCTCCAGGAGGAGGCGCCTGACGTTGACACGATTGAGTGCCGTGGTGGCAAGCTGTAGGGTCTTCTGACCAAAGATCACGAATCCGCCCTGTGGGAAGGTTGCGATTGGATTGATCCTTGAATCGTACAGCGTGTCGCGGTCTGACTGGTTCAACCTCACCGAAGTGTTGTTGACGAAGTCAAGGGCTGCGCGGTTGAATCCTGCAGGTGCGAACCACGGGTATGAGACCCTGTCGTTGTAGGATATTGCGCCAACCGCAGCAATTGATGCTGGGACCTTCACTCGCCTGTTGAGACCCTCATCCTGGACATAAACATCCGGGAAGTAGGACGCGACGTAGTTGTTGTCAACGGCAAGTCCTGTGAATGTCTCAGAGGTGTTCCTGACATTCGTCCTCACGGTTGAATCGATCCAGAGTCGATTGCCAGCGTCATCGTAGGATGGGATGTCCCTGACGAACATTGACTTCGAGAAGTCCTTGACCTTGTCACCTGCGTACGTGGTCACCAGGCTGTCTCTAATTCCTG